TCGCGGCCTGTGCCAAGCCTGCTACATGCGTGAACGTCGGGCCAAGCAGCGGTTGGATTATCAGAAACTTTACGATGCCAACGTGGCCGCACAGGTTAAGGGCGTGACAACTCGCGGTAGGAATGTTCCTACAAGGGGCGTCGGGGTTGTGATGCTTTTGCAGAAATGGTCACCTGAGTTGGATGGAAAGTTTCGCGCCAAAATCAACGCCAACGTCGGCAAGGATGTTTGCCACCTATGGGTTGGCACGGTTAACCACGGCGGCTACGGCATGATTTCGCTGGGTGGGCATACTGTGTTGGCGCATCGGTTGATCCACGCTTTAGTGACGGGCGACGCGGTGGCCGAGGTTGTCATGCACACTTGCGACAGCCCTGCATGCGTCAATCCGGCCCATTTGAAATCCGGCTCGCAGATGGAGAACATGGCCGACATGCGGGCCAAGGGGCGTGCGGTATCGTCAAATGGGGATCACCTGCGTGATCGCAGCCGCCATCCGCGTGCCAAGGCCGTCCAGACGCCGCATGGTAACTTTCCGAGTGCCACGCTGGCAGCGGCAGCTTTAGGTTTGCATCCCCGTGCGGTGGCTCGCTACTGCCAGATCGACCAACCCGGCTGGACGTATATCTAACCCGAATAAACCTAATCGTTGCGTGGAAAACCCAAGTTGCCTATATGTTGCTACATAGGCCCTGTGTGGGGTAGAGAATGCGAGGCAACACGGCCCACGCGCTCAGGGTGCAGACAACCCCCACGTTAACTTGGGAGAACACGATGGCTGGCCGTGCGTTGAAGAAGCGTTTGTTTGGCGAAATTGAGGCTCTCGGCGGTGTTGAGTGGTTGCAGGATTACATTGCCGAGGGTGGCACGATTTTGGATTTGGCGACCAAGTTGGGGTGTTCGCGCACATATTTGAGCCGACACATCAACGCGCATCCAGAGTATCGGGCCGTGATCAACGAGGGTCGGCGCGAGTATGCGGATCAGTTGGCCGAGGAAGCCTTGAAGATTGCCGACGACATGGCTTTGTTGCCGACGATTAACCGCGAGCAGGTTGCGGTCGGCAAGGAGCGGATTGACGTCCGCAAGTGGATGGCGTCGGTTAACAATCCCGACAGGTTCCGGCACAATCCGAACGGGCCGAACGTGACGATTAACATCGGCCAACTGCATTTGGATGCGTTGAAGAAGCGTCGGGACGGCGGCATTACGATTAACGCGGTGGCCGAGGTTGTGGACGCGGTTGTGGGGGATGGCGACGATGAGTGACGGCGGCAACGTGGTTAACCTGTTCGAGCCCGATATTTCGGTCGGCGACGTGTTGGTGGCGGCGTCCGCCAAGGGTTTGGATACTGTGCTGGTGTTGGGTGAGACTGCCGAGGGTTCGCTGTATGTGGCGGCGTCGGGGGATGTTTCGCGCAAGGATGCCTTGTGGCTGATTGAGATGGCGAAGATTTACGCGATTTTAGGGGATGACGATGAGTGAGGTTAGACGTAAGCCAATCGAAGTTGAGGATGAGGACGGCATCATTTACACCTGCTTCACCGAGGATCACACTGTCCGCGACATCATTCGATATATGCTGTCTGAGGGTCTTGATGGTGATGAATTGATTGATCACATCAACGATCCGTTTTTGTTTGGGCCTGCCACAAAATGAGCAAAGATAACCCCTTCGAGGAGATGATCGCACGGTATGGCATGTCGGCCGAGGGTCCGGGGTTGTTTGTGCGTGAGATCCTCGGCGCTGTGCCGGAAGCCTATCAGGATGATTTGTTGCGTGCGGTCGGCGGCGGCGAGCGGAAGGTGTCGGTGCGGTCGGGTCACGGCACGGGTAAGTCGACCAGCTTGAGTTGGAGCATGCTGTGGTTTTTGCTGTTTCGGTATCCGTGCAAGGTTGTGGTGACCGCGCCGACCAGTGCGCAGTTGTATGACGCCTTGTTTGCCGAATTGAAGCGGTGGATTAACGAACTGCCCGAAGCGTTGCAGAGTTTGGTTGAGGTGAAGACCGACCGGGTTGAATTGATCGCGGCCCCGTCGGAAGCGTTTATCTCGGCTAGGACGTCGCGGGCCGAGCAGCCCGAAGCGTTGGCAGGGGTTCACAGCGATAACGTGATGCTGGTGGTTGACGAGGCCAGCGGCGTGCCGGAGCAGGTTTTCGAGGCTGCCAGCGGTTCGATGTCGGGCCACAACGCGATAACGATTTTGGCTGGCAACCCGACGCGGTCGACCGGCACGTTTTACGAGACGCACAACCGGCTGTCTGATCACTGGCATACTTTGCATTGGTCTTGCGTCGAGAGCAGCCGCGTGTCGGATGAGTTTGTCGAGGAGATGAAGGTTCGCTACGGCGAGGATAGCAATGCCTATCGCATCCGCGTGTTGGGCGAGTTTCCCTTGGGCGACGACGACACCATCATCCCGCTGTATCTGGCCGAGGCTGCCAAGGGTCGGGATGTGGTTGCGTCGCCGACGACGAGGGCTGTCTGGGGATTGGACGTGGCACGCTTCGGCAGCGACCGGTCGGCATTGGCTAAACGGGTCGGGCCGATCATCACCGAGGTTGAGACGTGGAAGGGTTTGGACCTGATGCAGACCGTCGGCAGGGTCAAGGCGCAATACGATGGCTTGATGTCGTCGGACAGGCCGTCAGAGATCCTTGTGGACGTCATCGGGCTTGGCTCTGGTGTCCATGACCGCCTGCGCGAACTGGGGCTTCCTGTGCGTGCTGTGAACGTGTCCGAGGCTCCCGCGTTTGGGGCGACGTATAACAATCTGCGCACCGAGTTGATATTCAGGTTTCGCGGTTGGCTTGAGCAGCGGGGCAGCCGGTTACCCGCCGACGGCGAACTTATTGCGGAATTGACGTCGATCAGGTATTCTTTCGGCAGCAGCGGCAAGATGAAGGCCGAGAGTAAGGACGACATGCGGCGGCGGGGTTTGCGTTCCCCCGACAAGGCCGACGCGGTGTTTCTTACTTTCGCCGGGGATGCCGCGACGTCGTTGGGTTCGCCCACGGGGAATTGGTCTAAGCCGATACGGCGGAATTTAAAGGGGATAGCCTGATGGCCGGACGTGGCATGGATGAGATCATCCAACTTATCCTTGGCGCGTCGTCTAAGCCGTTGGCTGCTGCTGATGTAAAGGCGGCGGCCGCTGCGGCTAAGAAGTTGGCAAAGCCTGCCACGGCAACAACCTTGAAGGCCGGCGAAGTTATCAACATCCCCAAGATCCCGACGACGAAGGTAACCAAGGGTCTACTGGATCCGATTGGTTATTCGGATGTGAAACTGTCGCGCCCGGTCGAAAGCTACGGCCCCCGCACGGTTACGTCGAACCAGCCGTTGTTGCCTGAGAAAACATTTTCGTTGTCTGACATTGTAGGCGATTACATAATCCCAACATATTGGGATCGCATGAACGCTGGCGAGACATTGCTAGGCGTTGGTGATGTTAACCTGCAACGCGGGTATGAAATGCCCGGAGGTTTTGGATTTATGCGTGGGCCAGCGGCTCAGGCCGAGGGTGCTATGACTGCATCCGACAAAGGTGTGATTTCTGCTTACGCTAGATTGTCGGATGAAGTTGCTCAAAAGGGCAAGAAATTGCACCTTGTGCCTCTAACCATGCCACCGAGTGCACTTGATTTTCAAGGAACGACATCGCGTGTCGCTGCCGATCTATTGCAGCAGACTGAGCCAAAGAAGTCGGTGGCAAAGGCGTTTGATGCTGAGATGCGCAATAGGGTTCCGACAATGCCCGGTTTGATGTCTGACGAACTTGATCAATTTTTAAAAGCGGCAACGCCAGATGAACGTAAAGCATTTATTCGATTTGTCGGTAGCGAAAATGCTGCCGCACTTGGGATCAATACAGATCCAGCCGGCGCGGCGCGATACGCTTTGACTGCTCCAAGCCAACGCTTGTCAGCGCCGGGTTACGGTGGATACGGTGTTGCTAAACTTGGCGCTGGCGAAGGTGCAGTTATTGCTAACCCAAAGGTTCCACATTCAGACTTTGCTGCACAATTGGCTGGCGAATACATGGGTCGCCTTGCGCTTCCGCAACATCAAGGCGTGCTTTTCCCTGATGCTTATGCTGGTTATGGCACTCAGGTAGACAAGCGCGGAATGCCGTTAACCGAGGCAAACAAAAGTTATGCATTGAGCAGACAGCGGCCCATGCAGCCTGTCACGCAACAGATGGGTGACGAATATGAAGCCGCTGTTAAATTTGCACGCGAACTTGGCTTGATACCTTAACCGCGCATTGCCTGCGCTTCAAACAGGAACGGCGGGAAGCCTGCATCGTCATCAAGGTCTAGGGCAAGGCAAATGTTGGCATCAAACTCTTCGGCAAGTTGCTGGTTGAAGTCAGACTTGCGCCACACGGCGAGCGTCATTTTCTCACGCAGATCCTGCGCATCGGCAAACGTCAAGGCCATATCGTCATCTCCCTGTTTGTATGCTATCATTATATCTGTGCGTAAAGGCAAACGCAACGAAGGAATGGTCCATGGCTGAGACATACGACGCAAAGATATTTCAGCGCGATGGCGTCGCCATGGTGCTGTATCCTGACGGCGACGAGGCTGTTCTGGCCGACGTTATGCGTTACATGAACCCCGGCATGGAATACGATCAGGCAACGGGCGAGGCATTGTATGCCGCGCCGCCACCGGCTGAAGCTGGTGCGGATTGGAAGCCAGCGCAACCGTATGATATGCCAAGCAGCGGCCTGTTGGCGTCGCAGCCAGAAGACCAAGGCTCTGCCACAGGTTTCCCTGAACTTGACCGCATGCTGACGGGGCTGGGCAATATCAATCAGATGTTGAACCCCGTCGAGGGTATCGGGCAGTCGATGGATGCGTCTCGTCGCATGTTAGCCCCCGATACGGCCGGCTGGGACCGTGTATCTGCGTTGGGCGACATGCTGTCAGGGGTTGCTGGTGTTGCCGCTCCTGTGGCTGCTGCAGCCCGCGCTGGCACGCCTGCAGCCATGGCTTTGATGGAGGGCTTGCTGGGTTGGTCGCCAACATCAGCGGCGGCAAAGGATACAGCTAAATCCATCGCCCGCACCGTCGCCGAACGTGCCAACCAACGCGGGCCTGTGCCGGTGATGGGGTCAAACCTTGCTAACCTGTTGGGCGACACTTTGCCCGCCCCACGCAACGAAGCCGAGGCCATCGCCAAGAACATCCTTGAACTGCGTGCCACCGGCAATGTTGACGCAGTGACCGAAAGCATGATGAATGCTGCCGATCCGCAGTATATGTATAACTACACGCCACTGCCTATGGATAAGGCAAGCCGGATGGCGCGGGCGGGCGACATTGGGTTTCCAAAAGAGGATTGGTATCACGGAACCAACCAAGACATTGGTGGATTTCAAGGAAACGTATTTACTGCTGATAACCCAACATTAGCCAGCACATATGCACGCGGCATAACGGATGCACAAACTTATCCTTTGCTTTTGCGAAGCAAGTTAAGCACTACGCCGGTTGATGCTGGCGGGCGCTTGTGGAGCCAAATCCCAATACAGGCAATTGACGATCCGGCAGTAGCATCTTGGCTTGACCCGAACGCGCTTCAAAGCACGCGAAGCATTGAGGCTGCTGCTGTAAAGGAAGGACGCAGCGGCGTTAGGTTTAAAGATGTTTTGGACATTGGGCCGGGTTTTGACTCCCAACAATTCAAGCGTGCTGGGTATTCTCCGGCAGAAATTGAGGCCATGCGTTTAGATTATTTGCGGCAGCTTGATACGCCGGCAACAGTGGATGTGAGGCTTGCTCCCAATCAGGTTCGCTCCCGCTTTGCCCGCTTTGACCCTATG